CACGTCCACAACTCACAAAGCCTATGATGCCACAGCCACAAGCGAACCTGAACCATCAAACCCTGCATGGACAGAACTATCAAATCCTGAGTATGCGAACCTTTGGGGAAGTGATAACCTTAGGCATTCTAAAACTGCTAGTGGCAATGGCGAGTTTGCGTTTATGCTTTTCCGCTTCAAAATAGGCATCAAAACTGGAGAATTCAGAAATGAACCACGCAAGCAGTGTCTAAAGCGCGTTGTCCTGTCGTTTGAAGGCTTTGGCACATCGCCTGTAGGTAATGGCGTGACTCTGAAGGCTTGGAACCATGTGGCAGGTTCTTGGGGAGATACTCAAGTTGGCACTTCAGGAACGGACGAAACCATAACCATCACATTAACGTCGAACCTCACAGACTACGTGGATGCTGACGGTTTCCTCTACTTGTTGGCAAGGACAACTAGCCCAAGCGACGGCAGCACACCAGCGGTTCTGAACTGCGATTTTGTCCAAGCAACCGTAGACGTGCGGGGAATAACGTTCTGCGATGTTCACAGTTACCGAGACGTCGACGTCGTCGATGTCAAGCCGTTCCTGTACAAGGAAGAAATCATCATCGTGGCGTGGCTCTTCGAGTCCATTGCCATTTCATAGGTGAAACCAAAAAATGGTTGATACATACCACTCTGACCAAGAGAAGTTCTACTATGTGACGGAAGGCACCTTCGGCGTAGTCCCAACAAGCCCAGCAATGCTTGGGCATTCGTGCAGCTTAGTGGAACCCGACATAAACCCCAACAACATCAGGGTTCCAGGCACAGGTTCAGTGGATATAGCATCTCTCAAACGGGGTTTGCGGCAGCCTATACTACGAGTAAAGTATCCTTTGCCCTCAGACGCGCCCATCAACCTTCTCCAGTACGTCAAGCAGGAACTGAACGTTAGCCTTTCTCTGCAAGTGCTCTACTACAAGGACATTTTCATTTCTGCTACTGACATTATTAGCTTGCTCTACAAAGGCGCACGGTTCAACAAGGCGGTTTTGACATGCGACATCGACGGTATTCTGGAGTGTGAAGCAGAATTCCCAGCCCAAGACGTCGAAGTTGGAACCGCAAAAATCACAGGCGCCACATACACTGAGTACGCTGGAGCCGTTTCAGGGAGCGAAAGTTATGTCAAAATCGGCGGCGTAAATTGCGAGCGAGTCACTTCTTGGAAGCTGCAGATTGATAATTCCTGCAAACCCGTCCCGGTCATCAGGTCAACCAACGGCCATTTGGCAAAGTACCTTCCGTGGGGTAAGCGGTTCTTGTCTGGCGAGCTCAATTTTGAGTTTGAGAACAAGCAGGAAGCAGACGACGTTTTAGCTGACACTGAGCAGTCCAGCTTAGAGTTTGGACTTGGCGGAGCAAACAAAGTCAGCGTAGAATACACAAAATGGGACGACTTCAGCTTGAGCGGGAAGTCAGAGGACCTGGTCTACGCTAAAGTGCCTTTCACGGCTAGAGGACCGCTCAGCATTTCATAGTCATGGAGAGAACAGAAATGGAAGTGAAAGTTTTGGAGAATTTCGGTCGCGAAGCTGCTTTGCGAAAGAAATGGCTCAAAACATGGGAGACGCTAGGCGTTCGAATCCTCAAGCTTCCCAAGTGGATGCAAGACATCGTGCTTGAGGATGTCAACACAGCCGTCAGAAACCGAATAGCAACGATGGAGATGATTGAAAACGCGAACAGAAAAAATAGAGATTGACGAAAGGTTCGGTGAAGAATACAAGGGCATATACACGTTTGCCGAGATCACTTGGGCTAAACGGAACCGCATCATCCAAAAGCACACCAAATACAATCGACTGAGCGGAGACGTGGAGAGCAGCGACTTTGTTGCCATCCAAGCAGAAACCATCATGGCCAGCATGCACGGACAACCAGCATCAAAGCCGATAACGCTTGAGAAGCTTTTGGGTGAAGAAGACGGCGTTCCAATTGAGCTAGGGGAAGTCTTCTCGAAAACAGTCAACAAACTAAACGGGATGAGCCATGAGGATTTGCGTTTTTTACTAGAGCAGTTAGACGAGGAAAGCCGCACCCGTCTCTTTCAGAGTTTCGGCTATGTCAAACCTTCGGATGGACCCCAACAGAGCTCGCCAAGCAGCCAGCCAGAACAATCCAGGAGTTTTGCCACATCTTGAATGTGATGGATGAGATGGCGGAGGAAGAGCGTAAGAAGGCGGAGCGTGAGGCGAAACGGCGGTAGAAATAATCTGTGACGTCGAAGGCGTAGAAGAATTCAAGAGCGCAATGCAAAAGTTCGATTCAGGCATGCAACGTCAGGTTCACCGCTTTTTGGTTAGCTGGGCTGCCGACGTTAAAGCTATAGCCGTCAAGAACGCTCCTGTGGTCACGGGTTATCTTCGCAGTACCATTTATGCACGGGTTAAGGAGTGGGTTGCAGACATCGGAGCAGACGCCGCTTATGCGCTGTTCGTTGAGTTAGGCACCAAATACATGCAAGCGCATCCGTTTCTCTATCCTGCCATCCAAGAGTACCTTCCAGAGCTTGAAACCGTGATTCTGCGAGCAATTGAACAAGCAAAAGCGGAGGCTGGGCTGTGAGTTTTCGCGAAATCGCCCTAACAATTAGGGCAGTGAACAGGGCAAGCAGTGAATTCTCCCGGATTCAAACAGACGCTGAAAGTCTGGCTACACGGGTAAAGAGTTTAGGTTCTACTCTTGCGGGCTTAGGGGCTGCAGGCACAGCCATCGGCTACGTTGCGAACCAGTTTGGCTTGATGAATGATGCTGAAACGCGGGTTTTCAACTCTGCCATGATGGTCGTCACGGTCATGGGCATGTTCCTGCGTACAAGCACTGGCTTAGCAGTTGCACAAAAGGTGTATTCTGCAGCTTGTTGGGTTGCCACTGCAGCACAGAACGCCCTCAACATAAGCTACGGGACTTTTCTAGCTTTAACTGGTGTTGGCATAGCAGTGATTGTTGCGGCTGCCGCTGCCATGTGGAGCTTTGCCAACAGCATGAACAGCGCCACATCCAGCGTGCAGAACTTCAACACCGCAGTAGCCGAGACGCCTACGCATACTCGTAGTATTCAAAGAGCGGGTGAATCTGCCCTAACATCGGGTTCTCGTAGTGGCGGTTCTTCGGACGCTTCATTCTATCGGAGGGGTGTTGAATAGGTGAGTGTTAATCCGCCAGCCTTGACGATTGCGTTGGGTTCTGTGGGTGTTCCTCAAGCTGACGTCACTGAAGCTTTAGTGCATCTTGGAGCCACCAAAGAAGTTAGTAGCTGGGAGCTTTTGCTGCAGAATTGGGATGGCAAATACAGCCCCAGCGGAGCTTATCCGCTTAACGTCGGACAGGATGGCTACATCTGCATTGGCAGAGGTACCAATGTTCCACAGCTTATTACTACGAGGACCGAGAGCATCAAGTTTCAATCCACGCCTTCGGAGCATTATGTGCGTGTGGCTGGTAGGTGCTGGGGAGAAAAGCTCTTTCGCCAAACCGTAACCAAAGACTATTCGGGCTACAAGGGCGAAGCCATAGTCAAGAACTTGTTGGATTACTATTCGGGGATTAGCCATGTACGTGGTAGCACTGAACTAGTTGAAGACACAGATACAATCTTCACCGATCTAAAAGTGCAAGATGCCCAAGTGTGGGATTTGCTTCAGAAAATCGCTTCTGAAAGCGACAAGAACGGCGTCATCGGCTATGACTTCCGCACCATGCCTGATGGCAAATTCGAGTTTTTCCCACGAGGAACCAAAACAAGCCCAGTCAGCCTGACAGACAAAATAGAATCTTACGAGTACTGGAAAGAAATCATCGCTGTAAGAAACAAGGTCACAATTTACGGGGCACAGGATAAGAGCGTGCCCTTAAACAAGGTGGATTGGACACAGAGCCTAACTCCTACAGATGGCTCTTGGAGTGCTACGGCTGGAGAGGTAAGCTTAGAAACTGCCATGGGAAGCCCCTACTGCATTAAGCTGTATGTTCAAAACAACTATTTCGGCGGAGCACTCTTCACTTTTAACTCAGGCCATCTGGTAAACGCGAACCTGTACCCTGAGCTCCATTTTGCCCTTCAGAAAGAAACCTACTTCGCAGACAGGTCATTCATTGTGCTTTTTGATGCTGCAGACAGGACGGCTAGTCGCCAATTCACATTTCAGTCTCCAGGGGACGGCGGAATTGCTGACCAGTGGACCTTAGAAACCTTCAAGGTCGGTTCTGTGAATGCGGCTGATTGGTCGGTTTCGGCTGGGTTTGACTGGTCGCAAATAAAGTACGTTTGCTTCTACTGTTATCCCGTTGACGTTTCAGGCTCGGGTGCTTTTTGGATTGACAAGTTCTTCTTTGGTGGTTTACGCTACAGCAGCCTACAGCAGGATGCCGCAAGTCAAGCAGCTTATGGGCTAAGGGAATACGTGGACGTCGACGAGGAACTTTGGAGCGACAACGAGTGCATGCTTCGTGCAAAGGCGATTCTTGCCAACATGAAGGACCCGTTCGAGTACATCAAAGCAAAGAGCACCGTCATAGACTACGGGAATAATCCGCTTTATCCTGCAGACATGATTGCAGTGGCTTTGCCGAATGAAAACGTCAACGGAAATTTCCGCATCTTAAGCGCTGAATACCACGTACAAGCCGAATCTGGCGAATTGGAAGTCACCTTGGAGCTTGGGCGGGAGAAGTCTCTTTTAGCGGATTACGTGTACGCTTTGCGATCCAAAGTAGACCACGTTAACAGGTACAAAGTTGCGAGGTTCTAGCAAAATGAAAAGCAGTTTACGAAAAACAATTGAAAGCTTGAGTCCGGGAGATTTGATATGCTGTTCATGGTGCGATGCGTCGGTTGGCAAAAGCTCAGGTTCAGGCATGGCCATCGACG